ATGGGGATTGGGATCTTGGGGAGGTGAAGACACTGGAGCCATTACTACGACCTTAAATGGAGCTTTATTAGATGATGCTAACGGTACAGGAGGGTCAGGAACTTCTATTACATTAACAAGTACAACTAACTTTCCTGATTCTGGTACAAATTTTATTCAAGTAGGTAATGAAGAAATATCTTACACAGGAGTTTCTGGAAATAACTTAACAGGAATTACAAGAGCAGTTAGAAACTCTACAAGATCTGGACACTCTAGTGGTGCTACAGTAACCAACTCATCTGATTATGTTGCATGGGGTGAAGCTGCATCAGGGGACTTGGTCCTTGAACCAGGGATGTGGTCATTAGATAACTTTGGTGATAAAGCAATTTGTTTAATTCATGATAGTGCATGTTTTGAATGGGACTCTAGTTTAACAAATGCAACAGATACAAGAGCAACTATTATATCGGGTGCACCCACTGCATCAAGACACATGATAGTATCTACACCGGATCGTCACTTAGTATTTTTTGGAACAGAAACAACTATTGGAACACCAAGCACACAAGACGATATGTTTATTAGATTCTCAGATCAAGAAGATATAAATACTTATACACCAACAGCAACCAATACAGCTGGTACACAAAGACTGGCCGATGGATCACAGATCAGAGGAGCTATTCGTGGTAGAGATGCGATCTATGTTTGGACCGATACAGCATTGTTCACACAACGTTTTGTTGGTCAGCCATTTACGTTTGCATTCGCACAAGTTGGAACTAACTGTGGACTGACTGGACAGAATGCATGTGTTGAAGTTGATGGTGCTGCGTATTGGATGTCAGAGAATGGATTCTTTAGATATGCTGGTAAATTAGAATCACTACCATGTTTGGTAGAGGATTTTGTTTATGATGATATTAATATTAATTCTGGAAATCAAATGATATCTGCAGGTTTAAATAATTTGTTTGGTGAAGTTATTTGGTTTTATCCAACAGCCTCGTCATCAGTTGTAAATAGAATGGTTGCATATAATTATTTTGATTCATCAAGAGAAAGACCCGTATGGACTGTTGGTAGTTTATCTAGAACAATGTGGCGTGATTCTGCTGTCTTTGGGTTACCACATGCAACAGAATACGATTCAGCTGACGATACATCTTATGATGTTGTGGGCAACACGGAAGGTAAAACAAGATACTATGAACACGAAACAGGGACTGATCAAAACAGAAATGGAACTATATCAGCAATTGCTGGTACTATAACTTCTGGAGATTTTGATATTACAGCACAAAGAACAGCACAAGGTCAACAAACAGGTATTGCTACATTTAGAGGAGATGGTGAATTTATAATGAAAATAAGAAGATTTATACCAGACTTTATATCACAAACAGGAGCTACTAGAGTTACATTAAATTTAAGAAA